GAGCTGCCCGTTGGCGGGCATCGACACGCACGAACTGCACACGTTGGTGTCCAGCTCCGTGGTCCCGCGCACCGGCGTATAGCTGCCGCTACTGGCGAACGTGGTGGCGACCGCGCCACCCGGCGCGAGCTGAAGCTGGCCGCGGCTCGGGTACAGCGACACCAGCATATCGCGGACCACCTGCGCGGTGATGTTGCCGCTGGTGTTGTCCGCAAGCTGCGCAATCAGCGTGGATAGGGTGCGCGGGGTATCAGCCATCAGGCGAACGCCTCGTCGAAGGCGGTGGAAAACTCGGAGGTGGTCACCAGATGCACGCCGTCCGTGGTCGGCAGCCCCTCAAACTCCACGAACTCGACCGTCTCCAGCGGGGTCACCACCTCCAGGTCAATCCGCTGCGACCGAAGCTGGCGCTGCGTGATGACGCCCCGCACCCAATAGGCGGTCGGGTCACCCTCCAGCTTGAGCAACCCGTTGAGCGGCACGTCCACATAGTCGGCTACCGTGGCCCGCGCGGGGGAGCGGTAATTGATCTCGGCCTGTGGCTCCGTGCCCACGTTCTGCGTCTGCGCGGTGTGGTCGATGCGGCCCCAGTAGGTGCCTTGATACACGAACACGGGGCGCACGAACCCGTCCGCGCCCGCGTCCTCGCGCGCCCAGAAGCTCACCCGCTGGTCAAGCCGCCCCGCCACCATGGTCATTGCGCCACCCCCAGCCGGAACAGGCGCAGGCTCTTGATCACCCGCGCCACCGTCTCGCGGCTCGCGTCCCAGGTAATCGTGGTGTCGGCCGCCTTCTCGCTGGCCGCGCCGGGGGTCCGGCGCTGGTACAGGTCGGCGGCCAGATCCAAGATCATTTCGGTCAGCAGCGGCTCAATGCGCGCATAGTCCGCGCGCAGCGACAGCCCCACCTGCGCGGTGATCGTATACGGCCCGTTATAGAAACTGGTGAGCGGCTTGGCGTACACCATGCCCGACGCCCCGTATACCGTGTAGGTCGCGGCGTCCACCGTCGCCCCGTCCGCGTCCGTGATGCTGACCGACGCAATGGGGCGCCGCGGAAAAATTAGGCTGGTCACGGGCTCGTCCAGCGACTCGGCGCGGTCCACCGCCGTCTGCGACTCGGCGGTGATCGGGCAGTCGATCCACCCTTCCAGCATGGCCTGCGCGCGCGCCACCAGCGCGGAGAGCAGCGCGTTTTCCGCGTTGGTCTCAATTCGCAGGTAGTCTTTCAAGTCGGTGCTAGTCGGCAGCGCCACGGACAGTCTCGCGCAAGATGGTGGCGTACTTGGCACCCACCACCGGGTAGTCGTGGTGGGCTACGGTGTAATCATGCACCCGCTGGGCCTCGGCCGCGTAGAAGCCGCTGTCAACGCACAGCCGCCGCACGGCCTCGCGCAGCTCGTCGCGCGTGTCGGCAAAGGTCCACGGGCACGGGATGCCGAGCGCCTCTAGGTCACGCACCGCGTCGTGGTCGCCCGCGATGACGGGCAGCCCCATCGCTGCGCCCTCTAGCCCGCTGCCTTGCATCCCGAGCCAGAAGCTGTCAAACACCACATGGCAGGTGGCCTTGAGCGCCAGCGCCTCGCCGTGGCTCATGTCCTCGATCAGCACCGGCTCCACGGGCAAGCCGTAGTCCTTCAGATAGCCGACCACGGATAGGAAATCATCCGTCCCCTTGATCGCTCGTTTTGTCGGGCTATGCGCGATCCGCAGCCGCCCGCCCTCCCACGGCAGCGGGTAGCGGGTCATGCGGAAGCTGCCCCGCAACGCCTGATAGTTGGCGATCGGCATGGGGATGGGCAACCAATGCTCCACGCCGTGCCGGTAATGGTAGGGCCGCGCCCCAAACACCAGCGCGCCCAGCTTGCGGTCCGTGTCCTCGTCGCGGTAGGTCACGCGCGGGTCACCCGGTGGCAGGCTGCCGTGATAGGTGATCGCCGCCCGCTGCCGGTCGGCCGGGGCCACGCGCAGGCGCTGAAACAGGCCGCGGTAGTCCATGTGGACGTGCAGCACGTCGGCCGTCGCGGCGAGCGCCTCCACGGTCACCCGGTGGGCATCGCCATCCCATTGCCGCCAATGGCAATGGGGGTTCGTATAGTCGAAGCGCACCAGCGCCGACAGCACGCCGGGTGCGGTGTTGGCCGCGGAGTGGTAACGGTAGACCGAGCTGCCGGGGTCGTACTCGGTCACCTGGAGGACGCGCAGCGCCCCCTCGGTCGGCTCCGCAGCCGTGTACATCTCAGGCACCTCGGGCGGGGACAAGAGTCGCCCCGGGCCCGTCCAGAGCTGCGCGACGGTGGCGTCATCCACCACCAGCGTGTTGTCGTCCAGCCCCGGCCGCATCTGGGTCGCGGCTTCGCGCCACGCGGCCTGCATCTGCTCGCCCATCATCCACGCCAGCGGGTGCGACAACACCAGCCCGAAACGCACCAAATTGTTCACCCGGTCGGCGGGCACCTCAAACATCTCCCGCGCCTCGCGCCGGACGCCCGCGATCAGGCATGACTGAATCGCCATGACGCGCGCCGTCGCGGGGGCGGGCACGGCCGCAGCCGCAGGGGGGAGCGCCCCTGCGGCCTTGGCCTTGCTACGGGTCAGCTTAGGAGCTGGCCGGGACATCCAGCACCACGAAGGGGCTGTGCGCGTCCACCTTGACCCCCGCCACGGTCTTGTAGGCGTAGGTGGAGGTGGGGATCGGGATGCCACCGCCACGCGCGAGGAAACGGTAGGTCGTGATGTCCTGCACGAACTTGACGTGGATGGACGACTCCACGGTCAGGGCCTGCCGGAGCCCCATCGCGTAGAAGTCGCCGTTGACGAGCGCCACGTCGGCGCGGCTGCCCAGCGTGTTGAGCAGGTCGGTGACGATCACCGGCAGCCCGAGCAGCAGCATCTGCGGCGTGTCGCGGAGGTTGCTGATCCACGTCACCATCGTGTTGTTGGTCGCCTGAAGGGCGAACAGCTGCGCCAGCACGCGGCGGGACACCATCCACACCGAGCGCGGGCCGACCGTGTGCCGCTCGTACATCCGGAACGCGTCGGCCGCCACGAAGCTGTTGGCCGTGGTCCGGTTGACCGCGATGAGCGAGCCGTTGTTGGCGTGCAGCGCGCCGAGCGGCTGGGACGAGCCCGTGCCGTCGATGGTGAGATCCTCGTTGAGCTTGTTGATGATCTGCCCACCCACCGCCGTGGTGACCTCGCTGGGCAGCTCGCCCGTGAAGTCGTCGCCAAGGATTTCGTCGCCGAACTCCGTGATCGCGGCGTACTTGTAGATCTCCAGCAGCCGCTGGCCGAACTGCGGCTCGCGCTCGGGCTTGGTGCTGCCCTCGCCCACGATCGTCACGTTCGCGATCTTACCGGCCATCGGCCGGTTGAGCGTGGTGGTCCCCTCGTCCTGAATCAGGTACGGGATGCGGAGCGACCGGCCCGGCACGTTGTAGCGGCGGGCGTACTGGAAGATGCCGGGCTGCGCGTTGGACACCGAGAAAATCTCGGGGACCTGCGTCAGCGGAAGCAGGAACTCGCCACCGGCCGTCGAGCCGGTGATGGTGCGGGTCATCTCCGCGACCTTACGGAGCCCCTCGGCCTGACGCGGGTCCTTGGTGCCACGGGCCGCCGCCCGGATGTACGCGCCCAGCGTCGGGAAGTGGTTGACCAGCACCTTTCGCACATCGGCCATGGCGTCGGCCATGCCGCGGAACTCGGTGCGCTCGGGCTGCCCGCCCGCGTCGATGCGGGTGAGGCCGGTGTCCCCGCCCTGCCGGTCGATCTCGGCGTCCGGCGTGAACTCGGCGGCGGCCTGCGCGCGCTGCTCCAGCGCCATGATGGCGTCCGTGCGGTTCTTCACCTCGTCCACCGTCAGCGTGACGGCGGGGTCCATCAGCTCGGCGCGGAGCTTCTGCGCCTGCGCGCGCAGCTCGTTCGCCGCGCGGTTCTTGGTGACCAGCGGGGTGTTCATGGTGTCCTCGGTGTTATACGGAGTAGGTCTGCCGCACGGCCTTGAGCCGGTCGGCCATCGGGACCGCCGCGTCCTCGCGGGCTGGCGGCGGCGTGGGCGGAGCGCAGCATTCCGCGCGCGTGCCCGAGGCCGCATCGTCCAGGTACGGGGAAGCGTAGGCATCCAGCACCGCCTGCCGGTCGGTGACGCTCAAGGCGTCGAGCGCCGTGCGGGCGGCTAGCATGAGCAGGTCGCGGTCCGTCCGGACGGAGTCGCGGGGCTGCTCGGGTACAGCCTTGCGCGCGCCCAGCACATCGGTGCCGGGGACGCTCGGCATGGGTGTCAAGCTGATCTCGCGCAGCTCAATCTCCAGAAAGCGCTCGACCATCTTCCCGTCGAGGGTCGCCATCTCGGTGCGCTTGGGCACGAAGCCGATCGACAGGCCGGTGAACGCGCCCGCCGCCATGACGGCTTGGACGTATTCTTTCGCGGCCCGCCCACCCTCGGTGTCGAACAGGTCGGCGACCATCACCAGCGCGTCCCCGGTGTCCGTCAGGCTGGCGACCACGCCGACGTGCGCGTCCACCTCGCGCTCATGGTCCATGAGGAACGGGACTTTGCGCGCCTTCACCTTGAGGTCAATGGTCCGCTTGGCGCACCCGCGCGCGAACACGGTGCCATAGGTGTCGACCTGCTCATACGTCAGGGCCACGCCGGTGATGCGCCCCGCGATGCCTGCGGGTAGCTCATCCTGGCGCGTCTCCAGCGCCACCTCGCGGCGGTGCAGCGTCACGGTCTGTACGGTCATAAGACGCCCTGCGCCTCCTCGGCGGTCTCGGTGTAATAGACTAGGGTGCAGCGGCAATTGATGACCTCGCCCGCGGGGCCGCGTGGGTCCAGCGGGTACAGCAGGCCGTTGCCGAACGCGTCATCCATGCCGATGGGCGGCTGTGCCCCTGCCGCGGCGTGCGTGGGGCGAGTCTTGCTGTCCTCGAAGGCCAGCCATTGCTTCGCGCGGAACAGGTCGCCCTCGGCCTTGGCTTGATCCCATGAGCCTTGCGACTGCGCGCCCGCGACCTCGGTCTTGGCGATGCGGGTCGCCCGCACGTCGGTCATCTGCTCGCCGTACACGCTGGCCTGAATGAGCCGCGCCGTCTCGGCCACACTTAGCTCGGCCAGCTCGGCCGACCGGATGGCCGCGGTCACCTGGTTGGCGGTCGTCTCCCCGATCAGTTCGGCCAGCCGGTCGGCGCGATTGGCGATGGCGTCCAGCACGCTGGCAGGCTTGAGCCCGAAGCTGAACCCCGCGCCCGCCACCTCCTGCGCGCCGAAAAGGTACATGCGCTCGA